CTCTTCTTCTTTTTACCTCTTTAGCCTTCTCACAAGTTAGTCGATAGATATGAATAATTCCTCCTATTTTTGGACAGTTAACCCACTCTGTCTTTTTAATTTGCTCATCAATCTTACAAAGTTTACAAGAATCTTTCTTTTTTGATATATTCATTATATCTCCTTATGATATTCTAATTAAAAACCTTTGGCAAATAAGATGAAAAGTATTTCTCTTGGTAATTACCTTTTCATCTTTTTATAAAAAGGATTACTTTATAGAAATAGTAACTTCAGATCTCTGTAAAGCTAAGATGATATCTGTAAATTGTTTTAAGCTTGAAATAACATAGTATACAGCTATATCATTAAAGAGATCTCGATATATTTCTTGCATAGAAGATAGTTCTCCATCAGGAGATTTTAATTCAAATTCTAAATGAAGACCCTTATATACTACATATAGGTCAGGTAAGCCCTTTTTATAGGCCAATCCGGAAGGGTATCTCTTCTCGTAGTATATTTTATTAGACTTTTTGAACTCTCTTAGCCATGATAAGATTTTATTTTGAAGTAATTTTTCTGACATGTTTTTTACTCCTTTTTAGTCTCTTTATTCTGAGAGACTTAATATGATAGAAGTCATAGATAATAAAGACATCATCTTTATAGAAAGTTAGAGCTATAAACTTCGATTCAATATCTCCTATCTTCTCTTTCAATCTTTCTATACAGTTTGATACTTCCTTACTACTAGGTTCTTCTTCATCCCACTTATACATAACTTCTTTTCTATCAATAACAGTTATCTTTTTATTCACTTCTATTTCACTCTCACGTTAAAATCAATAAATCTCTTATCTTGTTTTTTATAGAAGTAGTCTCTCTCTTCTTGTTCTTTAGTGGCTATGAAGTTGAATCTAGCAAACTCTCCAGAATCCATAATAATGTCTTCACCAGTAATAGACTTGTTGATAACTGTTAGGTAATATATTAACTCTCCCACTTCTTTAGGATCTATAGATCTATGAAAGAGATTCTCATGAACAACATCTGTATAAAGCTTCTTATTTTTGACTAAGTCTTTGTTCATCTCTGTTAGAACCATACCAGCTGATACTGAGTTTACTGTTATTAGTCTTGGAGCTAATCTATTGGCTAAGTTAAGAGTATATGCTTTTAGACCTCCCTTACTAGCTACATAGTTTGGGAGATCACAACCTGATGTGCCCGCCACCGAGGCTACAACCAATATAGATTTTAGGTTTGGTGAGTCAATATATTTGTTTATTGTTTTGATAGATCCTAAGAGATTTACTTCAATAGCAATGTCATCATCATTAGTTCCTGCATTTACTATTAAGATATGAGGATTAATATCTGGATAATCTTCAACATTTCTGATATCCCCTACTATGTGTGTATAATGAGGATTATTTATTGTTGATTCTTGAATATCCATTCCTACAACATCATATTTCTTTCTTAGAAACTTTAAAGCAGTAGCCCTACCTATTCCCATCGAGCTTCCTGTTATAAATACTAACTCTCTCTTTTTCATATTATCTCTCCTTTACTGTTTGATTTTATTATATATAGACCAGAAGTGGCTATGATCTCTCTTATGCCATTTATCTAAGTGTTTTTCATCCTTGGTTTTATAGAAGTTAGATGATTCAAATACCATTATGATTTGATCTGGATTGGTTGTAATATTATTATAGATAAAAGACACCAAGTGGAAGTCTCTTTCACTTTCATTACTACCACTACCTGGAGCCTCTAAATAATAGTTATCTTGAAAGTCAGAGTTTATAAGAAGATAATATCTAACCTTTTTCATTACATCTTCATCAGATAATGTAGGATGAGTAACTTCTTTTTTACTCTCTAATATAGGTCTTTTCATCCACTTTTCACAGGCTTCAGATAAATCTATTTTTCTATAGTCATACTCTTCAAAGATTCTTCTTCCAGTTATTGTTACATATCTAGGACTTCTTTGTTGAGGAATATAGAATTCTATTCCAAGAGAGCTATTCTTTAAATAGTACTTCTCTGTATTATAAGCTCCTACTGGACTAAATAAGATTCTAATCCCTCTCCCACTAAAGCTGAATTCAGTATAAGACTTGAAGTAGTGAATTAGCTCTAAGGCTTGTGGAGTGATAGTATTTTTATCAAAAGGGCTTTCTACACAAGAATCAATATCTATAGCTCCTATATATTTGATTAGAGCTCCAAGACCTACAAACTTTACCTTTGTTCTAATGGGATCTAGAACATCTAATCCCATAAAATCTTCTGGATTAGATGTTCTAGCTAAATCTTGACTACTAATATTATATGGAAACTTGTTTTGATCTACTAAACACCAATGATCCAATAGTAAGATGTCCTCAGGGGCATTATTTAATATGTTATCTAAGGTTTCTTGTAACTTACTACTAATCACTTTTAACAAACTCCTATTTTAGATTTTTTGCTTTAGTTGAAATCAATTTATTTAGAGGAGAGAAGATAGCTTCTATAATAACCTCTAAACTTGTAGAAATTAATACTGATATTAAAAGTACTAACCATCCATTGAGGATGTTTTGGGAGATAGGTCCTGATTCACCCCAGGTTAGACCAAATTCAAATGTTCCAAAACCTAAGAATACTAATCCAAATGGCCCAAAAGCTAGTATATTAAAGATCATATTATCAACTAATTGACCAAATATCGTAGATACAATAGATCTATGAATATATCTATTATCTCCATGTTTATGTTTTAACTTACTCATAATAATAGCATTAATAAAGTTACCAATCCAGAAAGCAATAGCTGAACTAGCTACTAACCTAATACCACTACCAGCTAGATTTGTTAGGGTAGTTGTTCCAATTCCTCCAGCTGATGTTGATTCCGGAAACACCATTAATAAGTTAAGAAGACCTATGAATAGTAAATTAGTTAAGATAGCTAATGAAAATACCTTGATACTTGTGTTTTTACCGTAAACTTCGGTTATAATATCCATTACTCCAAATACTAACCAACTAATTAGTAATCCTCCACCAAACCAGCAAATCATCTCTCCTCTAATAGTTAGACCATCTCCAACCATATAGACTTCCATGATGTTTTGAATAATAGTTCCTAAGAAGAAGATTACTACAAGAACTGTAAATAAGGTCTTTTTTGACTCAATATTGAGTCCTAACTTTTGTAATAATTTTTTCACATTTTTCTCCTTTTCTTTTATACTTATATTCTGAGCTAGGTTGTGATTACTGTCCCAGATTATAGCCTAGTTTTTCCAAGATAGTTCATACCATCTTATATTATGTTCCTTACAATACTTTCTAAACTCTCTGTAAAAATATTCATCAAAATCTCTCAAATCTTCTTTGGTGATAGAAGGGTCAAACTCATAAGGTCTTCCTCTAATAGATCTATTCTTTTCAAGATTTTCAGAAGAGTCAACAAGTAGAATTATGAGATCATCTTCTCTAGGTTTTTTGAACTCAGGATCTAATTGTTGATTGGCTGAAAAAATACCTCTTTCTTTAAGCCATCTATCTATGATTATGTCCCCTGGTAAAGACCAATCATAAACAGAATCTCCATTTATAGATACTCCATCAGATCCCACAAGAACATTAGCTTCTTTATAGTCTAGTTTGAATAGGTTGTGGAGGAGAGTAGCTAAGAAGGTCTTACCAGCTCCTACAGATCCTTCAATGAATATTCTCACTCAACAAATCCTCCTTCTTTTAACTTATTAATAATATTAGATAGGGTTTCTTTGATACCATCCTCAGGAATTGGAGTTGGTTGGATAACTTCATGAATAACAGGAATATTAAAATATTTCAAGATACTCATAGCTTGAAGATATCTCCACTCTAAGTCTCTGAGCTTCTCTCCTCTTTCTGTTGAAGTATCTGTATCATCTCTCTCTAAGAATACACATACAACATTATTATCTCTTAAGAACTCTATATCATCTGGTTCAATATTCCTTCCCTCATATATTGGAGAATCTATTATCCCTATTCTATCCCATAAGAGATATTCTGGTGATAGAGATATAAAGATCTTATTCATAGTTCTCTCTATATCAGAAGGGTTAGTTGGTCTGGAGTGAATGAGAGCTGAGTAGGCTACTTCTTTTTCAAGTAATCTTGTAATAGTAGATTTACCAGCTCCATCTCTTCCTAAGAAAATAACATGGGCTTTTGGTTTTAATGTTGGATGAGAATCAACAACAATTTCTTTTTCTAACATATCTTTTTCTTCCTTTCTTATTTTACTTTCCAAGCATTGTATACACATTTATCTCTAGAATCCCAAGTATCATATAGGACTCCATCTTTTACAGTTACTAGGTGATGAGCCATATTTAATAAATAAGTTCCTTGGGGATAGTTTTTTGTAAAAGAGTGACCATTCATTCTTGGTTGGCCTTTGATGGCTGGAAAGGATAGTTTTTCCCAACCAAGCCTTTTAACATATTCTTTCCAATTTGTAGTATCATTAAATACTTTAGCCCCTGTCTCCTTCTTTAGTCTGTTAAGTTCTAGACTAACTTCTTGATAAGTCTTACCAGTAGCTAAAGTTAAGGCTCTTTTTACGCAATCTCTAACTCTCTTTTGTTGAGGATGAGGATTATAAAATTGATAATTCATTCTTTTTTCTCCTTTATAATCTTAACTTTATAACCAAGTAATTTTTCAATCTCACCAACTGTTAGTTCTTTGCTTGGCTCTTCTTCTTTGCGTTCCCAAGTCCATGGTTTAATAATGAGTTTATTTCTTATATAGTAATAATATCCCTCATGTTCAAGTGAAGAATTAAATACTTTCATAACGTCATATGCATCGGTTTTAAAGTATAAATAATCGGTTTTAAAGTATAAATCATCGTCGTATCTTTCTAATGGCATATATTCGCCATCAATTAAATTAACAAATTTTTTACCAATTAAAATATACATTTGATTATTTCTAAATTTAACTATCGCACCTTGTTTTAAGTCGCTTTTCTTCATTGTTTGCTTTTCCTCCTTTAATAAGATTAACTCTTCTTCTTTGAAAGTTAATGTATGAAGAGGGTTTTCTTTGTTAAAACCACGAACAAGATATTCGTCATAAAAGTCTCTTTTAAAAACTCCAACTATTTCTCCTTTATCTGCATAACAATCGGAAAGGTAACGTGTTTTTTCCCATAATATTTTAACTTTGTCGCCAATGATTAAAATTGCTTTACTCATTTATTTTCTCCTTTATTTTTATTTGACACATATATTATATATTAAAAGAAGAATTAAATCAACTAATATAATAAGAAGTTTTAAAAAGTATTTAATTTCTTATTCTCCATATACTTTTAACATCCCTCTTATACAGCTAATGAAGCCATCTTTTCGAGATAAAAACTTCATCTCACCTTTCTCAGCATAGTTCTTATCATACTTAAACATATCTATCTCACCTCTAATTAGATTACATCCTGAGAATAATTTGATTCTCTTTTTAGCAAATTGAAGAGATAGTCTAGATACTTGATCTTCTAAATCATCCTGAATTGATGAGTATCTATCGATAACAAGACTCTCATCATAGTAGTGATATATACCCTCATCGAAGCTACAATCATACACCATACTACCTTTAGAGAACTCTTTTAACTTGTTTAAGCCCTCTTCAACACTACATCTGAAGGTATCATCTTCTATAATATAGATAGTGTTAGTGGAATAGTCTATACATGATTTGGCTAACTTCCAAATGTCTCCTTCTTTTACAAAGAATACTGTTTTAGTTAAATTACTAACATCTCTTTCAAAAGTGATGTTCTCATCATTAAAAGATCTACCATATACTGAGAATTGTTTATCTACGAAGACAAACAATACTAACTGAGAAAATGCATCTACTACATCATCAAACTCAACAAAAGGATATACTAGTAATCTCTCTACTAAGTGTCTAAGATTATCACTAAGAACATATGTTTGAGAAAGATTATCCCAAACATCAGCTACAAAGATAACATTTTTTATATCCATATAGAGAGATGCTGATTCTAATCTCTGATATTTAGATTTGGTTCCTGGATTATAAGGATAGATACCAGTTAATTCTTCTTGTAGTTGTTGAATAACAGCTGACCCATTGGCTTTATCTTCTATGATCTGAATAATTCCAGGGAAGGTATCATGTAAAACTCTTACATATTCAACAGATTTAACAAAGGCCATCTTCTTCTCTATTCCATCAAGAATATATAGAGTTGAGCCCTTTCTCTTGCCAAGAACAGATCCAAAATTATCAGATTCTTCCTTATCTTTAACTGGGAAATCATGAGAAGCATAGATTAGATCTGCAGAATCAAGTTGACTATGAACCTCAGTAATTGGTTTGACTATTATCATATTTTTTTTAATAACAGTACTATCACTAGCAATAGGCTTTTGAAGATACTGAGTTTCAAATGTTGCTTCTCCTAGAGATAATCTTAAAGACTCATAGTCACCAAATCTCTCTGGCCATAAGAAGTCTCCTTTTTCAAAAGTTATTAGTCTCCCTGATAGAGGACAAACAAGAGTTGTTTTTTGGGAAAAGATAGCTTCTAGAACAATAAAAATGTATTGCTCAGATAGCTTTTTATCCTTAGACAACCTACCTGTAATATCATTAGGAGCTAGTCTTTGCTGAATATTAAAGATAATACACTTAAAAATATCATTAATCCGAGAAGGCATGGTTCTTGTATAATAAGACCAAGCATTATTCATCTCTTCCATATCTTTTCTAGCTGTTTCAGCATTAGTTAAGTCATCATTTATAATAACATCAGCCCCACGACCTAGTAAAGCATTTCTATTAATACTATATAACTCACCAGCTCTTACATCTTTTAAGAATTTACCACTATTTATTACTATTTTAATCTCAGGGTATAGCTCTTGAAACTCAAAGCTATTTATCAATCTTTGTCTCTTAGTATTAAAGTCTATAGCCAACCCCTCTGTATGAGAAACTGAAACAGCTTTTATTGGATGATGAAGCCATAACCATACAGGTAGTAAGACGTTAAATATCATTGATTTACTATGTCTAGGAGGAATGTTGATATTGATCTTATTCTTATTTACTCCTCTAATATCTATTATTTGACCATAATTACCAGGAGGAAGAGGTTTTGTATACCATTCCTTCTTAATGTCATCACTTAACCAAGCTCTACATAGATATTCAGCTACTTCACAGAGAAATTGAACAATCACCCCATCTTTGAAGGGTTGAGGATCTACAACATTCCAAAAGTACTTAGCAAACTCATAAAAAGATTTTTTATATAAGCTTCTATATAGAACTCTTTCTAGCTTAGTCATTATTACTCTCCAAAGCCTAGTTTGTCCTTCAATTCTTTTAGATTCATCTTTTTAGTAGATTTAGTTAGAGGGTCATAAACCTCATAAACTGGTTTCTTTAAGCTTTTAACAGATAGAATGGGTTGAGGAGAGCATCTACAGTTTGGAAATTCTCCAGCATCTCCATACATATTATCTAAGAAAGGCTTATTCTCTTGAGCATCAGTCCAAAATACTACAACATCTCTCATTTTTCTATGGCTCTCTCTTGTTCTAGGATCATTGTTAGAGCCCCAAATATATGCTGTAGACCCTAGCTCAAAAGATCTTTCTCTTAAGATAGCTGTCTGAAACTTAGCTGTTTCTGTTCTAGCTATAAGTCTAGCATTAATAACTCCTTTTTGTTTTAAGAACTTATAGAATTCATTTCTACCAAGATCTCCATTAATAACTTGTCTCTTGAGAGTTTGAATACTCTTTTGTTTAAGAACTTTGAGAGCCCTTCTAGGGATTGACTTTATCATATCTAAATTCTTCTGAAGAACTTTATTAAAAATGTTTTGTTCATATTTTGAATAGAGGATATTTGGTGATACTAATCCCTCTCTCTTTGCAGTTTCAAAGAACTTTCTCCAAACACCTCTAGTTTTATTGAGACCTCTCTTAGTCAGTATCTTAGAAAATCTCTTAGCAAATTCATCATATAATCTAGATTCATCATATTTAGTAATTGTTTTCGCTATATAATTAGGATCATTAATAATTTTTTTGATATTTCTCTTAGAGAAAACTTGATTCCAAACTTTCTCATATATCTGATTAATTATTTTTTCAACATGCTTATCCATTACTTCACCTTAATATAGGTGATATTAGATTTAGATATAATGTGATTACCTATAACCCAGAAAGGATCAGATAGTAAAAGCTCTTCTAATAAGAGTACTTTTTTTCTCTCACTACACTCAATAGTTATCTTCTTACCAAATAACCCTTTACCCTTATTTAATCTGATTATGATTTTTCTATTCATCTAATCACCTCTTTTATTATCTGAGAATAAGATTAATTCTACTTGCTCCTTTAATTGAAGATATGTATTGAAAGCTCTTTGTTTAATTTTTTCATATTCTCCCTTTGTTCCCAATTCTTGTTCTATATAACAAAACATTACTACATCTAGATTATCAGCCATCTTAACAATATATCTTACTACGAGATCAAAATCATCTTCTATCGGATAGCCCAATTTTCTATAATAAGTATCTTCTAGAGTCTTTAGATATTCTCTAAACTCTGGATGATCTATTTTTACAGTAGTAAAGATATCCCCTGTATAGATTTCTGGAATATCATGAAGAATAGCCCATTGAAGACATTGTAATTGAGTCTCAGGAGAAACTTTATAATGTCTACATAGATCCATTGTAATTAGGCTTACAAAATAGCTATGAGAAGATACTGACTGGTTATGAGAATGAATGAGATTAGCAAAACGATTTATATCAGATATATTATACTTTTCTCTATAGTTCTCGATAAAATCATTAATTGTTTCCATTATCTCTATACCATAGAAGAGTTTGTTGGGAAGCATCATAGATCTTTAAGAAGCCATTCTCAATCATCCTATTTCCAATATTCACCTTTCTATCATCAATATTATTAAACTTATATCCTAGAGTAGCATTATACCCTCTCTTAGATAAGAGAGATTGTCTAATATTTAAACCAAGAATTGGATGATACCAAGTAAGACCTATTTGAGTATCAATAACTTTAAAGTTCAGCTTTTGAATAAGATTCTTACTATCATACTTACTAGAATCAATATAAGTGACAACACTTTCTGGATTATACTGCTTTAAAAAGTGATTAAAAATCTTTTCTAAACCACCCTCAATAGACCATCCAATCTTCTCAGTTTGTCTTAGTAGCTCATATTCATATCTACTATTGAATCTTTTTTTCTTACTTAGAGACATCACCATTACAAGCTCTCCTTGGTAATAGAGACCATATCTAATATCTTGACCTCTACAACTTCCTAGATTGTAATTATTTTCAAGAAATCTATTAGCTATTGGATATTCAACTTCTCTTAACTCTGTCTCCTCAGCTTTAATAATATTACTTGGCTTTATCATAAGACCAACAACTCTATTAGGAATATCCCAATCCCAAACACCTATGTAGTGAAAATCAAATAGAGAAGCTACATATTGATGTTTATAGTTATGATCTATAGAAATAGAGGATCCTATGGAGTAGTTAACTTGGCTAGATATGTTGAATTTGACTAAATATTTGTTTTCTACTAATAGATCATAATAGTAAGCCAAACCTTCATGAATTAAGGTATGACCAATTGAAAACTTAAGACTATTAAGTTTTAAAACTTCAGTATAATAATAAAGAATCTTATCTTTATTAAAAGGTTGTTGATAGATCTCCTCTTCTGTATAACCAAATCTTTTTAGACCTAGTTGTCTAATTTTTCTGAATGTTGTTACATTTGATGTATTTAGATTGAGATTTTTATTTGCTTGGAGAGCTTGTAAATCCTCTTCTGAGATCATCTTCTCTAAGTGATAATAAGAGAGATTAGAAAGATCTGGGTAGAGATATCTATATACTTTTACTAGATCTTTTTTTGTTTTAATCCCTAATTTTTTTATAATAAAAGGGATGTCATAGCTACCCTTCTCTGAGTCATTAGATTCTTTAAAAGCTAAGCCTTGCTCAATGATTTCAACTAACTTATTTTCTATAGTCATAGGCCAGTCCTCCTTTCTTTTTATTTAGTACCAAGTATTTCAATAACCATATTAAAGAGATCTTCTACTTCTTTGGCTTTTTCTGATCTATCATTTTCTGGTTTATTAAACTCAATCATATCTAGAAACTGATTACATAGTTCTAATCTAGAGCTATATATTTGGACTTTATTCTCTAGCTCTTTATTAGATTCATCTAATTGTTTAGATAGTTGGGATAAAACTTTTTTCTCTTCTTTATTACCCTTTTTGATTACATTGATTAGTGTTACTTGATTACCAATAACATCTTCAATGTTACGAATAGCTTGAGCTATTTCTTTAGATAGCTCTTTAATTCTAATAATATTACTTTTTTCTTTACTTTTGCTCAATTTTTGCTTCTCCTCCCACTTTTACATTAAAACTAACTTGAATTATATCTTTCATTCTCTTTCTCCTTTATTCCATATCTTATTTGCTAAGTTATAAGTCTTATCCGTTCTCTCACATAAGTATATATGATCTTCTTTTGATACTTTTGAATAGAATACTATAGACATATCTAAATACTTTATTAGCTCTTTACTATCTTCATCATCTATCTTTATTGGTGCTGATCCCTTCTTTGATAAGTAGGAGTTGTTTGGTTCAACTCTTAAGACAAAAATTGAACCAAACTCATATGTTCTAGTCATTTGTCCCACTTCTTAAAGAGACTAAGAGCTCCAGCTTGTTTAGTACAAATTGGTAAGAATTCACATCCACCATAGTTATTACAAGAGCCTAAGTTCTTAGGAAACATATCTAATTGAACAACAGCTTCTATATAGTCTGCTTGATCTGTAAGATTACTTACAAAATCATCAATGGCTTCTTGATTAAGACTTGATGGATTATATCTGTGAAGACTAAGATAGTTTTCAGCATTCAATTCATATTCTCTTCTTAGTCTCAATCTAAATTCTTCAGGAGTCTCTTTAGATCTCAATCTAATTCCACTTTTTCTAATATTAATAATTCCAATATCAAGAATAGGGATATCTAGACCAAACTTTTTCTGAACTAGATAGATATAGGTATAGATTTGAGGAAGATATTGATCATAGTTGGGAGTTTGAGAGCTAGTCTTATAGTCTATTATAATCCACCCATCTTTCCAACCATCATCTGTCTCATATGATACTAAATATATAAGATCTATAATGCCATTAAGTTCATGACTCTTATGAAAAATCTTACTTTTTAAGTCAACTAAGAGATTTAGCTCATGAATCTCTTCAATAATATTATACTTCTTATAAGGCTCAAGTATTTTATCCTTATTCTTTAGATATCCATATACCATGGCTTCAGCTATATATTGATCATCAGTATACTCTTGGCTTTGTCTAAAGCTACCCTTACTAAAGAATGGATCTAGATTAAAAGTATTGTGTTCAATCCCCCAGTGAACAGCTTCTCCTATTTTTAAGGCTTTTGATTTAGAAATAGGAGATAAGCCATCAATATATGATAATTTGAATTTTCTTGGACAACTCAATAAGCTTCCTATTTTACTATTGCTTACTCTCACTTGATCACCTCTCTATTCTTTGATTTAAGCTAAAATTACCAGTCAATTTGGTAATTTCAAATAAGGTCTAGTAAAATTATACCGGAAGACCTAGATCGGTAGCTCTCTTCCAACTTACAAATCTCTTCCATTGACTGGTAGGGTCTTTTTTATCTGTTTCAACATGAATATAGATTCTATTGCCTACTACTAGATCAAGAGCATCTTCAAATACTTCTTCATTATCTAAGAATTCTATTGGTACAATAGACTCTCCATTTTCATCTTCAAACTTAAGAATATCTTGTTTAGCTGATATAAGATTTTTTGAATCTTTTAAAGAATGAAAAGCAAATATCTTTCTATTAGCAACTCCATCTAATTCTGTAATATCAAATCCTGTTTGAGATGATCTGTTTTCTTCAACTTTATAGCCTTCAACAACAACTAGTGTCCAAATTAGTTGAAAGTTTGTTTCAGCCTTATTGAGTCCTAATTTAACTGTATCTACTTCAGCTAGATAATAACCATCAGGAAGATTACTAAAAACCCCTTCTCGATTTTTATCTATTTTAGTATCTTTTGTTTCCTGAAATAAGGATGATAATTTACTCTTTAAATCTGTTGACATTATTTTCTACCTCCATTTTTCATAGCTTCTAATTTAGCTCTAATTTCAGCTAATTTTTTATCTCTATCAGAAATAACTTTAGGTTCTTCTTTTGGTTGCTCTAAAACTACTTCTTCAGTTTTAGTCTCTTCCTTAATAATTTGAACCTCAGAGATTGGAATAGTTACTTCTTCAACTTTGAGATCTTCTTTTGGTTGTTCTTCAACTTTAGGTTGTCCCTTAGTAGTTGATCCTTTTGGTCTTCCAATTTTTTTGGTTCCAGCTTTAGGCTCTTCTTTTGGTTGTTCTAAGACCACTTCTTCAACTTTAAGTTGTTCTACTTTTTTAATTTCTCTGATTTTAACATCAGTCTTGGTTGATTTGTTATATATTACATTTGTGAATATATTCCAATCTAATTCAATGTCTTCAGGGATGTTGTCTATTGAATCTAATCTAATAACCCCATACTCATTGCTCTTTGGAATTAAGGATAGCATTCTTGTTTGTTTGATACCACCTGGAGTATCAGAGACTCTATAATAAGCTCTACAAACAAATCTCATTCTTCCCTCAATTACATCTAATACTTTTTCAGGTAGGAAGTTTGAAGGTCTGAAAGAGTGATGTTCAACACCTCTTCGATCTTTAACTGTAATCATTGTTGAGTGACTTATAAATATCATATCATAGGGTGTTGATAAAAGCTTGAAGATATCAGATAGGAAGGTAGTTCTGATTAAATCCCAACCCTTACCATATCCTAAATCTCCTTCATGTTCAATACCTTTTTTCTCTAAAAGATCATGTCTATACCAACGGTACACATCTTCTAGAAGATCAACAACTATTGTTTTGAACGTGTGTTTACCATTTACAATCTCATCAACAGCTTTTGAAAAAGCATTCATTGTGCTAATAGAAATAGCTGGCTTACTATGATAAACATAATTCCCATCTGTTGATAAGAATAGTGGAGAATCTGCTTTAGTAGCAAAGAAACTCTTACCTACCCCTGGTTCTCCATATATAAGCATTCTTATAGGTTCTTTGTTGTTGATAGGTCTATCAACATTTTGTGGTAATAAACTCATTTTTTCTATCTCCTTTTCTTTTTAATTTACATATAAATTATATAATAGAACATATTATAAATCAACTAATATAATAATATTTTTTATTTTTTTGTTTTGTATCCCAAATAATCAGCTATTTTTTGATAGGAACTATAAATATACCAGTCATAATCTATCCATTCCCACATCTCCTCCTTCCAATCTTGATCTAAGTCTTTATTGAATACAAAAATATTAGTTGGAACATCAGCAAACTTATTGGGTCTACCATTCTTATATTTATAAATGTATGTAGAGCCTGGTAGCTTAGAGGCAAATACTCTATTAACTTTAGGGTTACATCCATTCTCTATTATTTGCTCATCTTTAACTAGCTTACAATACTCATAAGCTCCTTTCTTGATGGTAAACATAAAGCTTCTAGGATCTCTACCCTTAGCATTCATAATAGTTTCTTCAACAGGAATATCATATAGTAAGTAGTCTACAATGGCTTTAGCTCTAATACATCCATTGTTAATAGAAACATAATAAGGAAAGTAGTTTTGTTCTCTCTCATAGTTTACAATCAATTGCCCTTTGATATGAGGTCTCTTTTCTTCCTCATTCCAACCAACATAGTTATTAACATCTTTTTGATAGAACTTCTTGAGAACTGTTAACTCTAATTCAAAACCTGTTCTCTTCTCCCAATCTTTATAGATCTCTGTAATCTTCTCTTTATTATAAGGAAAGAGCATAATACCATCTGTATTAGTTTGGATAAACTCACAATAAGGAGATACTTTCTCTATAAGATCTATAATAGCCATCTGTCCTATAATCATAATCAAATCACCACAAGAAGGGTCATAAAGTAACTGATGTTTATTTTGAGTAGCTCCAAATACAGTTAGTAGAGCTGTTTTTAAAGCTAGGGCTAATTCTGGATCTATCTTCTTTAGTCTTAATCTCTCATAGTAGAGAATACCATAAGGAGACTCTCTTCCCATTGTTGATGTTGGATCAATAGCTCTAGATAGTAGACCATAATCCATCATGATAAGACTATAGTATCCTTTAACATCTAGATCCCATATCTCATCATAATAACAACACTTTTTGGCTCCATGTAAACCTCCAAGACCTCCTCGATGCTTAATACCAGCTAATTCAAACTTAATTTCTCCCTTTTTCCACTTTTCATTAAGATAGAAATCTCTGACTTCAGGATTATCTATAGTGATGTTTCTACCCTCTAATACATCTTTGATTTTCTTTTCTTTCCAAATACCAGGCTTAGCTCCAAGACCAATAGCTGTTAGTGTAGCTAGAGGTTTATTAATATTACTCATATCTAGATTGAAATAGTCAATCAGAGATTTTTTGATCTTAAAAGAAGCAGAGAAAGACTTCTCTAACATTAGATGAGTAGCATCTAAGTCATGTCTATTATAATGAAGAACAATATCTAGTTCCTCAGGAG